TAACAGCTAAGAAGTTACTAGATGAAGCGGACATAGACCCATCTCTTCAGAGATATATCGTTGTATCTCCTGAACAGATTGAAGATCTTTTAAATATTACTGCTGTTACCAGTGCTGACTTCAATACTGTAAGAGCTTTAGTACAAGGAGAGGTCGACACATTTGTTGGTTTTAAATTTTTAACATCAAACCGTTTGACTTCAGATGGAACTAGTCGACAGGTTATTGCCTTCACAGAAGATGCAATTAAACTTGGCGTTGGTAAAGACGTGACTGCAAGGATCGAAGAGCGAGCTGATAAATCATTTAGTACTCAAGTGTACTATTGTATGGATATCGGTGCTACTCGAATGCAGGAAACATCTGTAGTTGAAATAGCTTGTAATGAATAGGGGGATTGAATAATGGCTAATAAAAATGGAACGCTAATAAGCAATCTACAGGCTTCACCTCAAGTGAAGTCTCCTGTTTATCAACTAGGTGGTACAATGAAGATCGCTCAAGGAATTGTTGAGTGTGTAGCTGGTGACTTCACAGGCGGAGACACCATTATGCTTGCACCAATTCCAACAGGAGCATCTGTTGTATCGATCAAGCTTTATCATGATGACATTGATAGTGGTACGACTATTACTACTGATGTTGGTTTGTATTCTGATTCAACAACCGTTACGGCTATTGATGATGATGCTTATGCAAGTGCATCAACAGCACTTAGAGGTGCAGTAGCAGCTCCGGGTACTGAGATGGCATTTGAAGCTAGAGACATTGATAAAACTGGGCAACGTGTGTGGGAAGATGGGGGACAGAGTTCTGATCCCGGAGGCCTATACTATATTGGTTTGAAACATGACGCTGCTGGAGACCAAGGCGGAACTATAGGTTTTGTTATAACCTACGTTATAGATTAACAGCTTATTAAACTAAGGGGGGTTAGCGTTAGCAGCCCCTCTTTTTAAAAGGAAATATTATGGCATCAGAAGTAGATATATGTAACTCCGCACTCAACAATATAGGTGCATCTACTATTAACTCTTTAACTGAGGATAGTGTACCTGCAAGAATTATGAACCAACGATATACGTTTGTTAGAGATTCTGTATTTAGATCACATCCTTGGAATTGTTTAGTACGAAGAGCAGTGTTAGCACAAAATACTACCGCTCCTACTTGGGAATATACTTATAGTTATAACTTACCTACCGATCCATATTGTTTAAGAGTTTTAAGAATAGAAGATTTAGACACCGATTATAAAGTAGAAGGCAGAACGATTGTATCTGGTAATTCTACGATGAAAATAAAATACATTGCTCGTATTACTGATCCTAATGAATACGACACATTATTAATAGAAACCATGTCTGCAAGATTAGCGGCAGATTGTGCTTACTCCATTACAAACAATAATAGTTTAGTATCAACTATGTATGCTTTGTATGAAGCTAAACTAAAAGAAGCAAGATTTGTGGATGCCACAGAGGGTATGCCGGGAGGTAACGGAGCAGATTTAGGATCATTACAAGCTGATACATTTATTAATGCGAGATACTAATGTCTTATCAAAGTCCTAAATACACTAACTGGACAGCAGGAGAAATATCCGACAGGTTAGATGGTCGTACAGATCTAACAAGATATTTTAATGGAGCAAAGACTTTAGAAAACTTTGTAGTCTATCCAGCAGGAGGAGCTGCTAGGAGACCGGGTACACAATTTATACATGAAGTAAAATCTAGTGCTAGTGCAGCACGATTAATACCGTTTGAATTTAATACTACGACTGCTAATACTTATGTTTTAGAATTTGGTAATAATTATTTTAGAGTATACAAAGATGGAGGGATTGTAACTGAAACAGGTAAAACTATATCAGGTGCAACCAAAGCAAACCCAGTTGTAATCACTGCAAACTCACATGGTTTTAGCAATGGTGATCATGTCATTATAAGTGGCGTGGTAGGAATGACAGAGCTTAATGGTGTTACAGGAATTGTAGCAGGTAAAACAACAAACACATTTCAACTAACCGATGTTGATGGAACAAATATAAACAGTTCTGCATTTACTACCTATGGATCTGCGGGAACTGCTAGTAAAATAGTAGAAGTAGTAACGACTTACACGACAGCACAGATACCAGAAATCAAGGTGACCCAGTCTGCCGATGTTATGTATATTACGCAAAGTGACCATCCTGTACGAAAAATATCTAGAACTAGTGATACAGCTTGGACATTAACCGATGTTACTTTTATTAATGGCCCGTATTTAGATGAAAATTCTACGACTACTACAATTACTGCTGATGCACGATCTGGAAGTAGTTGTACTTTAACTGCATCGACTAGTACATTTGTTAGTACTGATGTTGGTAGGTTTGTAAAAATATATAATGGTTATGTAAAAATAACTGCGTTTACTAGTGCAACTGTTGTAGTGGGAACAGTGGGAACAGATGAATTAGGAATAGCAGAAATACTACCAAGCTATGCAAGTGATACTATAAGTTTTGTAGAGGGAGATCCAAGTGGTACAGGATCATCACACAATGATTTTATAAGAGATAGTGCCAAGCAATTTGTAGAAGAAGGTTTTACCGAAGGTATGATTATAACTGCAAGCGGTTCAGTTGCATCTAGTGGTGTAAACAATAAAGACTATGAAATAGTTAAAGTAACTAGTGATGAAATAACACTAGTGCCGGTTGATGATGTTGTAGCAGAAAGTGCTAGTCCTACGATTACTTTAGTAGGAAAATTAATTGCTACTACAGATTGGTCGTTAGGAGCTTTCTCGACTACTACAGGTCATCCAAGAGCCTGTGCTTTTTATGAACAGCGTTTAGTATTTGCAGCCACAACCAGTCAACCACAATCAGTTTTTTTTAGTGTAGCTGGTGACTTTGAAAACATGACAGATTCTACTAGCGATAGTTCTGCTATGAACTATACGATTGGTAGTAATCAAGTTAATAGAATATTATATTTAGCATCTGCTAGAAGTTTAGTTGTAGGCACGACAGGGGGAGAATTTGTTGTTAGAGCATCTGGTACAGACGAGCCAATTACACCTACGAATGTACAGATTAAACAACAAGCAACCTATGGTTCTGCTGATATACAACCAATACAAGCAGGCTCATATACATTGTTTGTACAACGAGCTAAAAGAAAATTAAGAGAGTTAGGGTATGTGTATGATACCGATGCGTATCAAGCTGTTGATCTAACGATCCTTGCAGATCATGTAACCGAAGATGGAATTGTAGAACTAGCATACCAACAAGAACCCTTTAGTATTGTATGGGCTTGTACAGGTAATGGTCGTTTAGTTGGAATGACTTACCGAAGAGAAGAACAAGTAGTTGCATGGCATCAGCATAAAGTAGGTGGCAGGTTTGGACAGGCTACCATTACATTAACAGATTACGATAACATTAGTGCAGGCACGACAATTAAAATTACAGACTCAGCCGGTACGACAACAACTTTTACTTCTACTGCATCTACAGGAAGCGGAACAAACTTTCAAGTTGCAACAAACAATAATACAAGTGCTAGTAATTTAAAAACAATTATAGATGGGCAAAGTAATTTAACAGCAACCGTTAGTTCTAATGTGGTTACCGTCACAGAAACTTCGCATGGCTCTACTGGTTTTTTAACGATAGTTACTACAGACACAGTTCGACTAGCAAGTACAGATGAAGGAATTGCAGTTGTAGAAAATTTAGCAGTTATACCCGGAGATCTAAACCAAGACAATTTATACATGGTTGTTAAAAGAACTATAAATGGTGTAACTAGAAGATATGTTGAAGTGTTAGCTAATATTGATTTTGGTTCAGATGTACAAGATGCTTTTTTTGTAGATAGTGCCTTAACATATTCAGGAACTAGTACATCGTCTTTATCTGGCTTAGAACATTTAGAAGGACAAGCAGTTAGTATTTTAGAAGAGGGATCAGCTCATCCAGATAAAACAGTATCTAGCGGAGCAATCTCTATGGATCGTTCTACTACAAAAGCTCATGTAGGATTAGCGTATACTTCTACGTTAAAAACAGTGCGATTAGAAAGTGGATCTGCAAGTGCTACAGCACAAGCAAAGATTAAAAAAATCCATTCTGTAACAGTACGTTTTTTTAGAACTGTTGGTGCTAGTGTAGGAACAAGTATTAGCAATGTTGATGTAATACCTTTTAGAGATAGTAGTGATAATACTGATAATGCTGTTCCATTATTTACAGGAGATAAAACTATTGAGAGTGCATCTAGTTGGGATACAGAAGGTAGTATAGTTGTAACACAAACACAACCACTACCCATGACAATAGTTGGTATATATCCAAGAGTAGTGATACAGGATTTCAGTTGAGGTTAATAAAGTTTATACCTGAACACGCTAAAGAATTAGTACTAGAGGGAAAGTTAAGCGTAGGAACAATGACACCAGAACATAATTGGGAACATTATATACAAAGAGCAGCAGATCATGATTCCTGGACTATTGTAGAACATGGACACATTATTTGCTCGGGTGGTTTTATAGATATGTGGGAAGGTGTTGCAGAAGTTTGGTTTATAGGATCAGACAAAATACAAACAAAAGTAAAATTTGTTGTAGAGACTACTAAAGATATTATGAACAAATCACCTTATACAAGAATACACGCAAGTGTCAAAGCAGACTGGAAAAAGGCAGTACGCTTTGCAAGTTTTTTAGGTTTTAAAAAAGAAGGTTTAATGAAAAAGTTTGGCCCAGAAGGGGCAGACTATTTAATAATGGGAAAGGTAAAGTAAATGGGTACTACCATGATGATAGCCGGTACAGCTTTAACTGTATCAGGACAATTAGCAGCAGGTAAGGCAGCAAAAAAAGCTGCTGATTATAATGCTAGTATTAGAGATAGAAACGCTGATGCTATGGACATCGCAGCAGAAAATATTGAAAGACAAAACAATATTAAAGTATTACAAGACCGAGTAAAATTTAAAGATTTAAATGATAAAACACAAATGTTGTATAGAGGTCAAGGTTGGGCTGCATCAACTGGTACTCCATTAAAAAAATTATTGCAAAATGCTCTACGTTTTGAACAAGACATAGAAGTGCAAAATTATAACTCTAGAGTTCAACAACAAAAAGCAAAAGAGAACGCAACTAATTTAAGGTTACAAAGTGAGCTACAAAGAATGGAAGGTAGAGCAGCAGAAAAAATATCTAGATATCAAGCTGCTGGAACATTACTAACAAATACTGGTGCAATTCTATCAATGAAGTAATAGGTAATTATGAAAGTACAATTATACGAAAATCAAGTAAATAGAACAGATGAAACAGGGGCAAGACCTATGACCGCTCAAATTAACACTGGTATATTTGCACAGTTAGGAGCAGCGGCAACAGGTATTGGTAAAGCTGTTTTTGATATGGGAGCAAATAAAGTAAGAGCAGACAATGCTTCTAAAAAATTAGACGCTGAAAATTTAGCTACTGCTACATTATTATCTTTAACAGATGAAGTTGAAACATTTATAAATACTCAAGAAAACAATGATCCTACTGTTGCACATACAGCAGTACCAGATGGTATTAATAGAATTTTTCAAAACAAAGTAAAAAGTTTAGACGGTAATAAATTAGCACAACAAAGATTTGGAATACTAGGTTTAGATTATTCGATAAAAAGAAAACATAAATTTTTAGATGTTAATATTGTAAAAAAAATAGAACTTGGAAAAGCTAATTTAGATATAAGAATAGGACAAGATGTAAGTATTGCAGGAGATGCAGGTGCAGATATAAACGATAGAATACAAGAAGGTAAAAACGCACTTGCAGAAATTAACATTGCTAAAGAAGCACTATTAATTGATGAAGTTACAGCTAATAATAAAGTAGCTCAACTTAATTATGATATAGCTAAAGGTTCTTTAGATAGCATGATGAATGCTACAGATGATGCTTATGCGATAGCAGAAGATGTAGAGGATAATACTTATGAAGATCTTATGTTTAATAAATACTATTTAAAATTAAATCCAGAGCAAAAAGAAAAAATAGTAACATTTGCAAAAAACAAAGCTAAGAAAGTAGAAGATTTAAAAAAAATACAAACAGATAAAACACTTAAAGAAGAAACTAAAAAAATAAAGGTATTAAAAAAAGAAGCATACAACTCAAATGATATTGAAGAAAAAACTAGAATATATAATTTGTTAATAGAAATGAATGGTTTTGATAGCGAAAAAGAAAAAGATGATTATGAAAAAGAAATAAATATAGGTAGTGACGGCACTACAAATGTCATGTCTTATGCGGAAAAAGATGACCCAGTATTTGTTAGTGAATTTAACACTACCTTAGATACAACTATGAGTAGAAGTATTTTATTAGAAAATAAAAATAGACTAACAGAGGTAACATATGAAAAATATAGAGGATTATTAACTACAGAATTAAGTAGATCTGGAGCTTTTGGTTTGAAAAGAATTAAAGTATTAATGCAACAAACTGAAGTAGCTGATAAAATATTTGAGCCATCAATTTTATCAAAATTAACAGCTATGGCAGAGCCTTATATTGATGAGTATTATCAATTTTTAGAAACTAACCCATCAGATGATCAATTAAAAAATAAAATTCAAACTATTAGAAAAGAATATTTACAAGATAAAATTCCTACTTTTGATGATGTTTTTAAACAAGAAATTATTAATACACAAAAAAGATTAAATACAAATAAATTTATAAAAGATGGTTTTAAAATTGACAAAAATGCACCTATAGAAAGTTTAACAAAATTATTACAAGATGTTGCCCCACAAAATAATACAACTTTAAATACCAAAATAAAAAATTACATAGATATTTTTAAGAGTTTAAAAATGGTAAGCGAGATAAATTAATGACAGATCCAGTATTTGATACACTATTAGATAAGTATGATAATTATAATTATTTTGCTGAAGCTAATTTATTAAAAAACCAAGTACAAGATAATACTAATAATGGTGTTGAGATAACTGTAGAATTACCTCTTGCAGAAAAAAAGGATTTTGATTTTACTCCTATACCAGATGATTTTGATGCAGGAGATAATACATTAATTAAATATCATCAAGACACTATAAAAAATAACAATGTATTGTATGAAAAAAACCAAGAAGGAATAAACGAACCAACAACTATTTATATAAATGGTATTAGAAATCCAGATGATCCTGCTAGTCCTATCTACGCAGTACCGGGTTATGTAGATGGTAGAAAAATAGAAAGCGAACAAGAGTTACAAAAAATAGCAAAAGAAAAAAACTGGTTTAATATTTACCCATCAGATCCAGATGGTGCAAGTCATCAATTAAGAGTAAACAAAGTTAAAAACATTATTAATGCAGATGGTCAAAAACTAAATCAACAAGATAGAACTGTAACAGATAGAGCAAAAGATTTTGGTTTAGATACAGTGCAATCTATGTCTACTGGTGCAGAAAAAGCAGGAACTAACTTTAATAATTTTATTGCAGAGGTTGCTGCAGCTCCAGATAATTTAGCAGATTTTCTTGGACAAAAGATTACAGATAATCCTGACTTTAATTATCCCGGTCTTGATAAAGAAACAGCTACAAAAAATATACAAGCAGCACTTTCATGGTTTGATGAAAACTTAATGCCAGAATTTGCTAGAGGTTCTACTGCAAATATTGAAAGGAAATATACTAATCAAATTTATAGTTCTATTATGGAAGGTATATCAGAGTTTGCAACTGGTGCAGTACCAGCAGCAAAAGTTGTAGGAGTTACAAAAAATTTACAAAGAGGGCCTGAAATTACTGCAAGGTTATTAGGTTTAAAAAAAGGTCTATTAGGATTAGTTGCACCTAGTGCAGCAGTACGAGGAATGGCTTGGGGTATGATTGCTGACGCTACTGTTATAGATCCTGATAGTCCTGAAATAGTAGCACCATTAATTAGAAAATTTATTTTAGATTTAGATGAAGATGAAAAGTCAGAATTATCAGATACAGTTTTATCTATTTTAGAAAAACAAGATCCAAACAGTGATGAACTTAAAAGACTTAAAACTGCAAATGAAGGGGCTGTACTCGGAGCATTAGTTGAAGGTGTTATAGCTAGTGCAAAAGTATTACCTTGGAAAACATTAACTAAAGGACTTGGCATTCTTGGTACAGCAGCAATAGCAACAAGTAAAAAAGTAGTGGATACTGTAAAGCGTATAGAAATAGATGACAGTACACTAGGTTCTACCAATATACCTTTAAGACTAAAAGATAAAGTATCTAATGGTATAGATTTAATACAAACAGATAAAAACCCTATAGTAGGTACAGGTAAAAACAATAAAGTTTTAGTTAATGATATTATGAATTATTTTGATCAAGGTAATAAATTAGATTTAAACAATCCTAAAGATATAACTAAAATAGTAGATAATAGTGTTTCAGAAATTAACTATCAATTAAAACAAGAAAATACTGGTTTAGGTTGGTATGATGATGATGTAAAAGAAGCAATGAATTTACTTGATCAAATAAATCCTAAATTTGTTAATAATGGACAAGCTAAAGATTTTGTGATTTTTTTAACAGCAATAGCATCACCGGGTATAGGAGTAGGATTAGATTTTAGAGTAGGCACACAAATAACAGATATATTTTTAGATACAGGTAAAATACCAGCTACTAATCCTAATACTGGTAAAGGATGGACAAGAAGGCCACACTTACCAAAACAATTAGATTTTGTTCAAAGATATATAAATGATAAAGGATTGCCTGCATTTTTACAATTTTTACACACACCAACAACAAGAAAGCAAGTAAATGAATTAAGAAAAGAATATGGTATTAAACCAGTATCAGGTTCTTTGTATAATGAAATAAGAGGTGCTGATATTTTTGGCCCTAAAGTAAGTTCTTTCATGGCTAATATGTTAGGAGTTGCTGATGAGAATGTACCTGATGTTTGGTTTACTAGAGGTTTTAATCGTAAAGCAGGAAACATGACTGTTATAACAAAAGACGGTGAAAGATCATTTGCAGGACAACCTAGAAATTTATCAGAAAGAAAAATTATGAATGATGTATTAGCATCTATTTCTAAAAAAGTTAATTTAAATAATCGTGACACGCAAGCAGTTTTATGGTACTTTGAACAAGGATTATATACAAAATTAGGAGTAAAAAGTGAACCAAAAAGTTACGCAGACATTACAAGACAAACCCTCGAAAGAAAAGCCACTGTCATCAAGTGAAGCATTTCATCGAGCAAGATTAGTATTTTTAAAAGCAAGAGATAATAATACGACACCTTTTTCTAATGTTCCTAAGAATGTTATAGAAAAGATGAAAAAATAAACTACACACATACCTATTATAAATAACTAAAGGCGGTTTTAAGACCGCTTTTTTTTTGGAAAAATTATGGCTAAAACACAACTATCTATGTTTAATACTGTAGATGAGCAAGCAGCTAATGTGCAAGAACAAGTATTAGATGCTTCTTCCACAAGTGGCGTTACACAACAAGCAGAAGATCCCACACAAGATAATTTGCAAGTAGCAGGAGGTATGGGTAGTGTATTACATGAAATATTAAAAGCTGCAAATGTTATGGGCGGTGTAAAAGAAAGTGTGCAAAATGCTCCTGAAGAAGTTGCCGGTAGAGTGCCAACACCTATTGAATCTAGATTAGCTAAAGGTAAAGATGTTCAGGCTACTAAAGATTATTATGCTAGAAAATTATTAACACCTGAAAGATATAAAGCATTTAAAGAAAGAGGTTTTACTGCTGGTGATGCTAATGAACAACAAGTGTTAGATAAAGCTAATGAAGCTTTAGAATCAGAGTTAGCAATGGAAGGTGTACCCCTAGCTAAAGATATGCTTCGTATGACAGAAGGTGAAGACGCTATTATTGTTAAAGAAAATAAAAAAACAAAAAAAGGAAAAACAATAATAGGTGATGACTTAGATTTTAATTTTGAAAAAATACAAACTTCTGATGACATAAAAAGAGTTATACAAGCTACCAGTAATATATATAGAAAACAAATTGACTCATCAGTTGGCGGCACAAAAAGTTTAGATGAAACAAAAGAAGAAGCTAGCGAGTTATTAGCAAATGAATTAGGTATAACAAAAAAAGCTTTACAAAAAAATAGAGGTTTATTAGATGCTTCTGAATCTACAGCATTAAGATCTTTATTAGTAAATTCTGCAAAAAAAATAAATGACATATCAAAAAAAATAAATGGGGTAGGCCCTAATGGAGAACCAATAGCAGCAGATAAAAGTACAGCTACAATGTTTGCATTTCGTAGGCAAATGGCATTACACGCAGGTTTGCAATTAGCAGCTAAAAAACAACAAACAGAATTAGCACGAGCATTAAGTTCTTATAGAATAGATGTAGGTGCAGATTTAAACTTTCAAGACAAACTAATGGATGATGTTATTAAATCAAGTGGCGGTTATGAAGAAACAGAAAAGTTAGCAAAGGGTATACAAAAAGCTTTTGAAGATGGAGGCAATGCAGGTTTTAATACTTTTGTAAATAAAGCAACTGCTTATGGTAATGCAGCATATGAAGTTTATATTAATGGTTTATTATCTGGGCCAAAAACATTTTTTAAAAATGCACTAGGTACACCATTATTTATGACTTATCTATTAGCAGAAGATACAGTTGCAGCATTGTATGGTTCTTTAGAAAGAGGAGGTAAAAAACTTTTTAATAAACAACTTACACCTCAAGACGCTGAAGGAATATATTTAAGTCAAATAGCTGCAAGAATGTATGGATACATTCACGCATTTAGAGATGCTGCTTCTAATAGTGTTGAAACTTTAAAAACAGAATCTTCTGCTGCATCAGTAGGTAGAGTAGACACTGCTAGATTTAGATCTATAGATGCAGAAACATTAGGTATATCTGGCCCATTTGGATCTGCTGTAGATTTTTTTGGTAGAATAACAAGAATACCGGGTAATGCTTTACAAGCTACAGATGATTTTTGGAAAGGTATAGCTCAAAGAGCAGCGTTATATGAAGCAGCAGTTAATAAAGCAGCAAAGCAAAAGTACTTAGGAAAATCAAATGAAGAAGCAGGGCAAGCTGGTGTAGAGGTTTTATTAGATCCTAATGCTATTGCTAAAGATTTAGATTACGCTGCAAACTATGCAACCTTAACTACTGATACAGGTGCTTTAGGAAAGTTAGCAAGAACGATGCAAAACTATCCTGAGAAATTTCCAATAGGTAGATTGATTATGCCTTTTGCTACTGTTCCTACAAATGTAATAGCTAGAACATTAGAAAGAAGTATATTAAATGTACCCGGTGCTTTAAAAGTATTTACAGGAACTCCTAAAGAAAGAGCAGCAGCTTTATCTAAAATAACTATTGGTTCATCCATGTTTATGTATGTAACTAATTTAACTACCCAAGGTAGAATTACTGGTGCTATGCCAAAAGATAAAAAAGAAAGAGAGATGCTACCTCCGGGTTGGCAAGCTCATAGTCTTGTATTTAAGGGAGAAAATTTTCCAGAGGATAAACCTTTGTTTGATAAATTTGGAAATCCTAATGGCAATCTTACTTATGTAAGTTATGCAGGATTAGAACCAGTAGGTTTGTTATTTGCATTAGGTGCTAACTTTGTAGAAGGATCAAAAAGAAGCAGAGATTTAAATAAACATAATAATAAAGCAGCCAGATACGTTTTTGCTATGTTGGATTATTTAGAAGAGATGCCAATGATTACAGCTTTTGGAACTATATCAAAAGCATTTCAAGAAGATGATGTAAGTGTTTTATACAACTCACCATTATCTAATTTTATAGGGCCTATACCAAAACCATTTAGTTCATTAATTAGAAACATAGGTAAATTAGAAAACACAGAATATAAAAAGAAATCAGATGAATTTGAAAGATGGACTGAAGAAGATGTTATTGAAGATGCAAAAAAAAATAATAGATATGATCAAGCAGGTGAACCTTTTTATGAAAACATTGGTACTCCTAAAAGTGCTATTAGTTTTAGAGAATCTTATCATAGAATTGTAACAGCTCAAGTTGGAGATATTGATAGAGAAGCACAGCAGTTTGATGTTTTGGGTAAACCTAAAAATAGAGGAGTAAAGTTTTCAACTAATTGGGTTGTAGCTTTATGGAACATGATTACTCCATTTGGTATCAGTTATGGAGAAAAGTTTTCTGAATTACAACAAGAAATTGTTCGTTTAAGAGTTCCTTTAAGTGTTGAAAGAAACCAATATAAAAATTTAAAACTTTCAAAAATGCAAAGTAGTAAATGGACTGAGTATGCAAAGAATACACAGATATTAAGAATAAAAGGTAGAACAGTTAATTTTGTAGAGGCACTAGAAAATTTATATAATTCTAGATCCTACGACAGAATGAATGACAAAGAAAGAAAAGCAGCATTTAGAAGAATAGAAGGAAAGTTTTATGATGCAGCAGCAACTGAATTTTTAATTAATCAATACCCAGAAATCGAAATTGCCTTAGATGCAAGAAACGAATATTTAGGAGGAAACTAATGACAGTCTCAAGCTCAACCATTAAAAACAGCTACAGCGGAGATGGTAGCACTACCGCATTTGCTTATGCTTTTAAAATATTTGCAGCAGCAGATCTGACTGTAATTATTAGAAGCTCAACAGGT